GGTCGGTCAGTATTTGATGCAGGGGAGGAACGCGACGTTGCGCGGGCGGGCCATGCTGATGAAGCCAGCTGTGCTGGCTCGGACGTAGGTGGTTCCCGAGACGTTGTTCTCGTAGTAGGCCTCCGGAAAGGTCCCCGTCCACACGTCGCAGCTGGCAGCGGCATTCGCGGCCAGGCCGGTTGCGTTGTACGAGGCCCCGCCGTCCGGGCCGGCCGTGTCGTCGTGCGGAACGGGCGAGCCGGACTGCCACGTGCCGAAGCCCCGGCCGGTATCCACGCCGCGCCCGTCATCCCAGCCCCGAAGGAATTCGCCGCGCAGGTCCGGCAGGTTGAACGTGGCGGCGCCATCGCCCGCGCCAAACGTGGTGCCAATCTCGGCATACAGCGCCGCGTAGGTCGTACGACTGACCGCCGCGCCGTTGGCCTTGAGCCATCCGTTCGGGGCGGTGGAGCGCGCGAAATACCCGATCAGCCCCGCCTGGCCCACCAACTGCCGCCAGGCGGTCCACGTGCCGCTGCTGGCGCGGTAGCGCGTGAACACCTCGTTGTCTGAGGAGTGGACGAGCTGAAAGACCATCGTGGCGGACTCGCGCCACACCTTGAGCACGCCGTGTCCGCTCGGCGCATTGGCGTTGTCGCTGGTGTAGTAGTACTCCCCAGGCGCCACCAGGGCGTTCAGGTCGCCCACGGCTTTGTTGCTGGTTGCCAGATCGGCGCCGATACCGGCGGCCAGCCCCTGCGCGGCCGTGACGGCATCCGTGATGCCGTAGCCGGCAAGCGTGGTCGGATTGGTGCCGCCCGTCACCTGGCCGCGGCTGTTCACGGTGACGCTGCGATACGTGCCGGCCGCCACGCCCGTCTTGCCGCTCACCAGCTCGAAGGCGAGCGCCGTGGTGCCGATCGTGATCGGCGCGTCGGTGGCGAGCTGCCACAGCGAATCGCCGTTTGCCGCGCCGGTCTCCACTGGCACCAGCATGCCGGGGGTCACCTCCAGCGCGGCGTCGGCATCGGCCGCGCGCGCCCAGGCGCCGGCCGCAGCAACGTAGATGCCGTTGTCCTTGCCCGCGTTCTGCTCCTTGACCAGCACCCTGTCGCCAGCGGCGAGCGTCACGCCGTCGATGGTCAGCAGCCCGGAGAGCGCGGCCAGATTGGCGGTGGTGGCAATGCGCACCGATGGCTTGCCGTCCAATTTCGCCAGCTCGGCGGCGATGGTCGTGTCGACGTACTGCCGCGTCGCCAGCACGATCGCCGGATCGATCTTCAGCTCGACGGCCGCGCCCGAGGCCGACAGCACGACCATACGCACAACCTGCGTGCGGCCGGAGCCTTCGGCCATCTGCGGCTTGTACGTTTCGGGGCAGTTACCGTAGTAGGCGAGCGTGCCGTCCGCGTCGATGAGGCCCAGCTCACGAACCCACCAGCCACCCACGGTCTCGGGGATCACCAGCTCGGCAATGAACTGGCCGGGGTTGGCTTGATCCTGCCATAGCGCGTTGATCTGCGCGCGGTAGCACTCATTGACCAGGGCGGTGCGGGCGCGGTCGGGCGTGGGCAGCACGCCACCGCCGTCGCCCACGGCGATTTGGGTGTACTTGCGCGCCTGGCCGAGTGCCTTGGCGTTGGCGTCCTTGGCCTCGCCGGCGGCGGTCGGCACGATAAAGAAGGTCTGGGGCATGGCGTTATTGAGTGATGGTCAGGGTGTCGATGGCGTGGGAAGCGGCCGAGACAGCCGCGGTGCCGCTCACGACGATGTCGGGCGGCTCGTAGGGGTAGACGGTCAGCACGTCACCCAGATAAGCGGCGGCGCTGGTGTGCTGGGTGCCACGCACCTCCAGGCTGATTTGCAGGCCGAGCATCGGCCGTGAACACGGCTTGGCGTCGTCAATGAGGCGTTCCAGCTCGGCATACATGGCCTCGTTGATGCCGGTTTGCAGCACGCCCACATCGAGCCGGAACGACCCGCGCGGCCCGGGCGGATTGGTCTGCCACCACTCGATGACGCGAATCAGGTAGCCCAGCGGTTCCACCGCGCGGCGAAGCGCGCCGATCGTGCCCTTCTTGCGATGCACGAAGTAGGAGGCGGCCGTCACGGCGCGCTTGGTGGCGAGCGGCCAAGCCGGGTTCCAGCGGTCCACGGAAAACGACCAGGCCAGGAAGGGCAACAGCTCGGCCGGACAGGTGGCCGGGTTCCACAGGTCGCGCAGCGGCACCGGCACGCGCTCGATGCGCGCACCCGCCTGGGCGGCGCGGCGCTCCAGCGGCGTCGCGTTCGGCGGCAACAGGGTTGCGCTACTCACTGGTGCCCCCGTTGACGATATCCACGCCGGTGCAGTAGCCCGCCTGCGTCAGATCGAGCGCGATGTCTTCGGCCGGTTCGTGCAGCACCAGCTTTTCCACGCCCTCCACATGCAGTGCCGCCGTGATCGCCGAGCGGTTGATGTCGCGGCCGATGCGCCGCCGCGTGGTGCGGTAGGCGTCGGCCCGCTTGCCCGCCGCGTCCAGGATCGGCTCGGCCGCCGGTCCCGATGCTAGGTACAGCGTGGCACGGATGCGATACGGGACGATGGTGGCGGATTGCACGGTCAGGCGGTCGCCGAGCGGCCGGGTGTCGTCATCGCTCAACGCGGTGCGTACAGTCGCCAGCAGGCTCTCGTCGGCCGTACCGTCGTTCAGGTGCGACAGCACCGAGACCACCACCTCCGCGCCGGCCGGGCTGATCGCGCGCGCGTCCGCCACCCGGCCGTCAGCCGAGCGCGCGAACTGCTCGTAGGCCTTGGTCGGGCCGGCCACGGACAGCCCTTCAAACGCTTCCTGTGCGCGCTCGCGCAGCGAGTCGTAGCCCTCCATCACGGCGGGCGTCGGCGGCACGGTGGTGTCGTCGGCCGGCGTGATGGTCAAGCGCCGCACGTTGAAGTTCGCCGCTATCTGCTCCAGGTCTTCCCCTTCGGCGAAGGCCAGCATGACGCCGCGCGCCGCGTCGTTCACGCGCTGGCGCCACACCAGCTCGCGGTAGGCGTTCTCCTGCAAGAGCTTGGTGATCGGCTCGGATTCCAGCTCCAGCGTGGCGCGCACGGCGTCCCGCTGGTCGGCTGGGTGTAGCGACACAAAATAGTCTTCCCGCTCGGCCAGGATGGCTTCGTAGTCGAGCGTTTCGACCACGGCCGGCGCTGGCAGCTGCGACAGGTCGATGGTGGCCATGGTCAGCTCCGGAGGGACACGGACAGCGTGCCTGCCGCTTCACGGCGCGGGCCGTCCACGCGGTCGGCCTCGATGTCGATCACGGGCTTGCCATCCGCGTCGATCCAGAACCGCACCGAGGCAATGCGGATACGCGGCTCCCAGCGCACCAGGGCAGACACGGCGGCGGACATGGTGCGCAGGCGGGTTGCCGGGTTCAACGGCTGATCGATCAAGTCGGGGACCTGGCTGCCGTAGTCGCGGCGCATCACGCGCGAGCCGATCGGCGTGGAGAGGATGTCGCGCACCGACTGCACCACATGCGGCTGGTCGGCAAGCGCGCGCCCGGTGGCGTTGTTCATGCCGGTCACCGCGTGCCCTCCGTCCAGTCGCCGCCGTGCTGCACGCCGCCGTGGTCGTGCTTGTCCAGGACTACGCCGTTGGACGACAGCTGGCCGCCCTCGTGCCTCAGGCTGCCGGTGATCTTGTTGCCGTTCTCGCCGCCCTGGCCGGCGATGCCGTTCTCGTACGCGAATCGGCCTTTGACCGTCACGTCGCCGTCGAAGGTGGTGTTCGGCGCCTTCACCAGCACGTTCGCGGCGGCTTCCAGGAACACCGTCTTGACGCCCTGCACGCTCAGCAGGCCGGCGGCGTGGTCGTAGCTGGTGAGTGCGCCATCCGGGTACAGCGTGACAGTCAGGTTGGGGTCGTTGCTCGGAACATCGTTGTCGGCGGTCGGGATGCCGCACAGGATGACGGCGTTGGCCGGGTCGCCGCTGGGGCAGAACAGCAGCACCTGCTCGCCCACGGTCGGCGGGTTCCAGGTGCGCGTCTGGCCCGCGCGGCGCTCGGCCCACGGGCGCCAGGTGGTGGTGATGCCCCCGGTGCGCACGCGCACGGCCGGCGGCGTGGTGTGGCGAACCTCGGCGATGGTGCCGAGGCGCAGGAGGTTTTCGAGAAGGCGGGCGAGGTCTGCGGTGTCCATGCTCGCAGAGTGCCGTGCGCGCGCGAGTGGGTCACGTACCGCATGTTGTGTAGGCGTACGCTACAACAACGCCTCTGTTTTATCGATCGAGGGTATACACGGGGGCGGTGAGGTGGAATTCTTCTTGAAATAAGAATTTTGAGCGGCTACACCGAACCATGCAACAGAAAATCAAGGTTCTGGCGTGGGAAACGTATTTTCCACCTGCGACCATACAAGACATGGTTTTGCTGAAAGCAAGCTATATTTCAATAGGTGAGGGAGGAATTATGCCAGGGGAGATGGCTGTTCACTTGTTTGAGGTTAGAGAATTAAATCCGACGCCGCCATTGGCAGATCTGCTGGAGCGCATTCATGCTGATGGCATAGCCGATCGATTAAGAAATGTTGGTCAGCAGGAAATTCGTCTTGAAGCAATTGCGCCTCCGTTAAGCAATGGAAACAGTACGCCATACTGGCTTCTTGATTTTACCAAGATTCGCTTTGAGAACGGCCCTGGAAAAGCAAGTAGAGGTGAGCCAATTGAGGGTTTTGATCTTGATCCCGATCAGGGATTCGGCGAAGAGACAGCAGCACTGTATGACCCAAGTCGGGGGGTTATTCTGATCCAGTATAACCATCATGGCGTTCGATCCGGAATAATTAAAAATTATTTTTCTCTTTACGGGCATGACCAAAACGAAATTGGGTCTTACGAATTCAACATTCGGATGGATGAGGGTGCTGACGTTCGTTTCGCGCAGAAGCAGATTATAACAAGGATGCATTTTAAAATTGCGCCGCCACGTATAACCGACGCCTTTCGTGCTGGCAACGTCTCTCTCGGTCGCTCGCTTGATGTGAGTGATAATCTTGGCGCAGAAACAATAGAAATCATCGTTTCCGCAGGCAGAGGCATGAATGCTGCCCTGTCATTTCCACGAGCCACTGCTCTTGTTCGCCAATTGATGCGCATGAGGCCAGCAGACGATGGGCGGGACCCCGTTATATCGAAATTGGAGGTTGCTGGGCGTGACTCGGTGGTGGATGCTCTTGATGTCGTAGATTTGCTGAAGCCGAAGCTTGAACAACGAATCGGTGACCTAGTTTTGGGCCCTGATCGACGGTACACGCAACAATCCCGGTGGGAAGGTTTACTTAGGGCGCGCAATGGATGGGGGCGCGTTATTGCGAGATGAAAATGTCACTAAGAACGGAGCGCTGGTATCCCTTCGTGATTGCCTTTGCCGCAGGTATCGTTTGGTGGAATTTAAAACTTCCGCTGCCGAATTCGATAAAGGAATTTTTGTCGTCCGCCATCAGTCTGGGGGCGATTCTCACGGGATTCATTGCAACCGCTCAGGCCATCCTTGCGGCGCTGCCCACCGATACAGTAATGGGACGCCTGCGTGCATCAGGCTTCATCGATGACCTGATCTGTTATGTGGCTGCAGCGCTTTATGGGTGCTTGATTTTCAGTGGATACTCTATTGCAGGTTTTTTTTGGGATGGCCGCCTTCCGCTTTGGTATGGGGCTTTTTGGATTGCGCTGGCGGCATTCTCGGTAACGTGCTTTCACCGCGTGTCTAGAATGTTTTTTAAGATATTGCGATGGGTGCCGTCAGCGTAGAATTTTTTTGAGCGATGTGTTTGGCCTAAAAGGTGCAACTTAACTATTGATCCGGTATTGTTTAACTTGGACATGGCACTTTCCATGGCTTCCATTGTCACATGTTCGCCGAGGCGTCTCTGGCGGGGCTCTTCTCGGCAACGCATTGATTGCCGTCATGTTCGGAGCTATTAAGTTAATTTATGCCGAAGAAATGGTAGGCTGAAAATAAATACTTATAAATCATTCTGGGGTGGAAAATGTCCTATAAGGTGCTTGAACAGATTTCAGCCAACGTCTGGAATGAGATCGCTCGATGCAACAACTACAGCATCTCTTATGGGGAAGATGCGATCACGTCTAACTTGCTTGTACAAATTGCAGGCGCCGCTCCAGGGAATTTTTTCTTCAAAGATGAAAGGCCAAGGGAAAGCACTACAGGTTGTGACTTCGAGCTTTGGATTGGTAGCGACACTCGCGGATGGTATCGGTACGCGATGCAGGCAAAGAAGATCCACGTTAATTCAGAGCGATATCCTGCACTGAAACACAATGTGGGCATAAGACAAGTGCCGCAGATCGACATCCTTGAAAAATATGCTCAACAGAATAGTGCGGTACCGCTGTACTGCTTTTACAACTACGTCGATCGGCAAGTAACGGAATGGAACTGTTCATTAAAACAGGACGATCCGCAACTCGGTTGCACTGTTACACCTGCAAGTGTGGTTCGAGGGGCGCTTTCGGGATGGGCGCGCCAAAACTTTCGCTATATTCACAATGAACCGCAAACGAGGCCTCTTCGTTGCTTGTGGCATTGCCCGAGTGCGTTGCCGCAAAGTCCACAGGATGCGATTCGGCATGATCCTCTCTTTGGAAGTGCGATTTGGCACCAGAGAATCCCCACTGCAATACGTCAGTACGGTGACGACCGACGGAATGGCTTTCAACGGCTCGTAGAGAGTGGTCTGTTTGGCTTCGAAGACAATCGGCTTCTCCCACGATATCTTGCAGTCCTGGATGTCTCGTCATTGCATGGCGAATTTAGCAGAGGTTAGCCAAGTCAGAGCGCATGACTAGGTCGGCGATAGCGGCGATGTCGCTATCGCTTATGCCCAGCAACTCCCGCGCCGGATATTGGGCGGTCAGCCCGGCCTTGTTGACGCGATCCCGCAGGCCGAACTGGTGAACCGTGGCGATGCGCTGCGCGCTGCCAGCGAAGGTCACCACGGCGGAGTTCGCGTCTGCCTCGGTCCTAATGTAGCGCGCCAGCCGCAGACGCATGAACATGGCCCGGCGGATACGCCCCGCTCGGTGCCGCAGCTGCGGCTTGCGCGGCACGTAGGGGCTGCAGTCCGGGTTGCGCTGCTCGGCGATGCGGGCAGCCTGGCGCCGGCGCAGCTCGACGGCCACAGCGCGCGCCAGCGTCCGGCGGGCCGGTGCATCCAGCTTCGTCAGCATTCCGGCCAGCCAAGCCTCCAGCTCGCGGGACTCGCTCA